CCACGAATATGTCAGTATTCTTATACCCCCAATCCGTTTTCATCTTCCGATTAAGGTTATCCCGGATAGCAATCAGTTCGGGAAGTACTGCCCGTAATGTCAGCGATTTCTCCGCCTCTCTCATGTTGTTGTATGTGGCCGCATCCTGCGACCCTAATAGTACGGGTGGTACACCATAGATTGAGCATAGTGCTTCCTTATCCCATTTCTCTGCTTCGATTAGTTGCAGGTCTTTTGCAGGTAAACCGATTTGCGTCCATCCTACTTTATACCCACTCACGGCTGCACTACCATGCTTGCCGGCACCTGATGCCATTGATATTTGCGTTTTCAATGCCTGTGCTTGTGCGCCACCGCTTAACGGGTCGAAGCGCATATCATCCATGTAAAGTACCCCTTGCGGCCCCATGTTATCAAACATGGCCACACTTGCGGTCTTTGAACTATTAGAACGGGTCAACACCTTCGATGCCGCCCGGAGTGGTGACAATCCATACAACTGGCCTCCTGTTGCCGACCATTCAGGGTTGAAGTACTTATCATGCAGGATCTCAATCGTATTAAACGGTATGTACTGACCATAGTACAACTGATACGCTACCTTCTTTGGTGGGAATTGCTCAATATCTACCTTTACCGCCATGTATTGTGCAGGTAGTACATACAACTCCATTGGCTTGCCCTTGTTCACGGAAGCATCGCCTACCATCTTTGCATAGACAAAAGAGTTTCCGGTGATCTTCTTAAACCCTACCCATTGTTCGATTAGGTCTGACCATGAATCTTCACTATTCGGATATTTTAACAACTCATTCAACCTGGCATCACCTTCGTATAGTTCAAAGGCCTGTTCTTTCAGTTCCTTTAATTCTTTGAGGTCAATGGTGATGGGTGAGTTTAGTTTCGCCTGGTACTGCTTTGCCTTCGCCTTGTCCTTAACTTTATACACTCCCCAGGGTGCTACTTTCGCCTTTTGGGTAATCAGTTGAATGATAGCATATACCAAGTCATTGCCGATATAACTATCCCTTACTATTTCTGCTTGATTCTGCCCATCCCAAGTTATCAATCCCCTTTCGATTGAAACTTGAACAGGTGATTTAACGGGTGCTGCCTTGCGTTTAAGGAAATCGAATAAACCCATAAGTTATTATTTGTTACTGGCAAAATTACGATTAATTCGCCTACCATACTGCCACCTGAAATTGCGGCTTGTGCAAGTGGGTAAAGATGGCATAACGCATCGCATCGCAATTATGGACTAACACCCCATTAGCAAAATATTCATGCTCATCTTCTACGGTCAGGTCGTAAACTCTTTCCTGCCAACTTGTAACGCACTCGAAGTGCTTTAGCTTTGCAGTTTGGATGGCAGAACTTTGCATGCTTTGTTTTTGCGATGTAATCTTTTCCGCATTGCATACATTTTGATTCAATTGATAGTGGCTTACCGAAATTGTTTTTTCTTGCATGCTCTTTGTGCCATTCAATACCCTCTTTGCTTTTATGCCATTGCTTTGCTGATTCGATTCCTTTTGCATGGAATTCTTTAAACTTTTCTGGATTGCCTTTAATACGTTCTTTTGCATGTTCGCTAAGATGTCTAAAGGATTCGACCTTTTCAAGATTGGATATTTCGTTATTCCATGTGTTACCGTCTTTGTGATGTATGTGGTAACCTTTTTCCCTTTTTCCATTATAATGCTCCCAAACGTACCAATGCATGTGTAGTGGCCCGTTTGTGAAATACCTTGCTCCGGGATGTAGTGTGAATCTTCTGCCATTAAATGTTTGATATGGCTTACCGTTTTCGTTGATTCTAATTTCGAAATCTCTGTCCATTGGTCTTGAGTATAAATTAAATGATTTGAAGTACAACACAAATATACAGAATGCGTATCGAACTGCATCAAATACTTTTCCACTTGTTTCACTCCGTTATTATGTACTCCTAATACCTTTTTATACCCATTGCGAGTTAATACTAAATCCCCTACTTTTATTTCATCTATTCTTTTTTGACCGTTGATAGTTGCTATTTGTGTTTCCCCGATGAAGCATGCATGATCAAACTCTTTCACCGGTTCATCTATCACATTGTCATTCTTATCCTTCTTCCACTTGTAAGATTGCAACTCCCGAATGATGTTTTTACTGTTAGCGGTAACGTACAACGGATAAGATTTAACCTTCAATATCCCGGGCCACACTTCCTTATTAGCCGCCTGTGCATTAATACCGCCCCTGTAAAGTTCTTCAATGCTTTTAGGTTCGGCTGCATCGCAGTATACTGGTTTCCTATCTGATATGTGGTCTTTCACTTCCCGGATAATTTCGGATGGAGTTAACCCCGATTTGTAAATCAATTCGTTGACATAATTAGCCCCTTCGTAATGACATACGTTGACGAGTGCAAGTGGGTGAACATATCCAAAGTCCAACCCATAGAACATATCTCCCCCCTCCGGCATCTTGTCTATTATCTGCCATTTGGTATAGATTATCTCCTTTGCGGCACCTCTTTCCCCTAATCCGTACACCTTCCACATGAAGTCATCGGGCAGGTTCTTATACCCCTCAATAATGTCTATCTGTGTTTGTGATAAGTTGCCTTTATTGTGTATGTAAGTAGATTTTATGCGCTTGTTGTTTGGATTGTCGGCCACATCGTACACCCAACTAACGAAGTCAGCAGGGTTCCAATCTAAAAAGATAGTACCCGTTGTTCGCATGGCCAATTGGTCGAATAGTGCTTTGCGGATAAGGTTCGCTTCATTCACGAAAAGAATATCCCTACCCGGCCCCCTTGCTTTCTGTTCGTCTTCTAACCCGAATAATTCTATATAACTGCCATTGGGGAACTTGTAGATGAAATCGGTGAAGCTAAAATCTTCATCCTTCCACATATTCCATTCTTCCATAATGGTCTTGAAATCCCTGTATGCTCCCCGTTTGATGTGTGGGAGTGAATGGGATACTATGCTGATACGCTTGTTACGCTGCGTAGTTGCTATCTGAATCAGCAGTTGAACAATGGAGAATGATTTCGACGATCGTGATCCCCCCTCATTGCAGATTATCGGGTATCCCTTTTCGTATGCTTCTTTGTTGGCATAGAATACCGATGTCGCCTTTATCTGCTTAACTTGTTGCGATACCACACTTCTTGAATTTCTCGAGTGTTATAAACTCCTCTTTAGTTTTCTGCATAACGCAGTAAACATTCCAACCGTCGGTTGTATTACCCATTGCCGGATGTTCACCCAAGTCAATAAGAGAATACTCACCAAAGGCAGCGAGTAGCTTATAAAAATCCGTTGTATAGTAATTGAATCCATGCCCCGGCCAATTCCCTGTCTTTGGGTTTTCGCTGACAATGAATCCTCCGACCTTAACGAGGTTGTGTTTGTTCTTCCAGCAGTTGTAAATTGCTTTGATGTCATGCTTGCCGTTGGTTCCAACGTGTTCGGAGGTTCCTGCATCCACCAAAAGATCGTATTGTACTCCGAAACTGTGAAGCAAGGACAGGTCATACGGCTGACTTCCGTTCTCTCCGCTAATGTCAATGGCCGTGTATTGCTTGTTGGCATAGTAGGTATCTTTAACGTACGGTGCAGGTAGTGTCGGATGGCGGTAATCATTCTGCGCTCCTAAATCCACTACTGATTGCACTCTGTCAATGATTAAATCAATTAGTTCGATTGTTTTGCCTGTGTATCCCATAGTACAAATTTAATCTTTTACCCCCCAATTAATAAAGAACGGTTCAACGGGCATAAATTCCCGATAAGCTAACCCCCCATACGGCTGCACCTTTACACCATTGATATTCATGATAGCAGATAGCAGCGATTGATCATGTCTGCTGCTTACATAGTGCGGATTCTTACTCTCGTTATGGTGAAAGCAGTTATTAAAGGCACCTTCAATCCACTTATAAAAGATAGGTTTAGTCGCAGGGTGGTCGAAGTCGAACACAATGCAGCAGGCCATTATCTGATACATTTGCATTACCTGTGTGTAATCTCTTAACCCTAACCATGCGATCTGATGGTCGGGGATGTACTTGTGTAACGGATGCCCTTCATTGTTCCACGCAACTATACCATGCTCGGCTGCAAGTTGCCAGAGTGGGTCAGGGTTCTTCATTACTCTGATAGTACTATCGCACCAAATGATTTTCCGGTAACCCAACTCATACGCTTCCGCAACCATTACCGGCTTAAATTGATACGGCATATTTTGATGGCTCCATGATTCGTACTGCTGCGATTTCGGCCATTTGCCTTGTAGTATTTTCCTACCCTGGTATTCATCCACATACCCATCCACACTCCGCAAATGAGTGTCATAGTCGGGAGCATTGCGATTTATTGACCGGATTAGTCCTAACATCGCCTCATTATAGTTTTCCCTGCCTGTGGAGGAAAGGGATGTGATTACCTTGCCCATATTACATTCTCTAAATTGTTAAGTAATTTCTTATGCAGTCCGAAACCATTGCAGTACTCTTTAATGAGTTGGAATAGGTCAGCATTGCCATTGTGTTCTATACACACCATTTGTGTATGCGATAGATTAATCTGTTCGAGTATCTCAAAGTCCATACCTTCTGCATCAATGCTGATAAAATCAAATACCTTGTATGGTGAGTTCTTGACTAATGTCTTGTATGTCCACACTTCTGTCATGCGTTCCTTAAACTCTGTACCATTCCATCTTTTCATCTCTGATTTCTTAATGGTTGATAGCAGCGATACATCACCCCTATTGAGATGTGTACCCATTTCATGGAAGGTACAAGTGCCATCTGCCGTACCTATTGCCACATTGAACGCTTTTACCTTGTCATTTGGTGGTATGCGATTGAAGGCATCTTCACTCGGCTCAACAAGTACACCACCCCATCCGTTTAGTTGCAGGGCATAGGTATTTGATAACGTAACACCATCATTAGCACCGATGTCGAGGAACACTCCCGATGTGCGGAAGTACTGCTCGATTACGTCTTGTTCGTTGTTTTGTGAGTATCTCATTTGCCGTAGGTTTGGGTGTAGTATTGTTCTGCGTTAAATGGAATGTCTTTTGTACCTCTTTCATCCCCCGCAACAAACGCATCCTCTATCTGCTGCTGAAACATTTCTTTGGTTTCTCTATATGCTACAAGATTTTTATAATCTTTTGTTATTAACAAACCTTGATTTGCTAATTTTTCAAATGCAATGTCCACTGCCGTCTGTTGTGCCATGTTATTTCTGTTTTAGTTTTTCAATCTCCCTTTCAATATACCATTTCGCTTTTTCCAAATCCTCAATAGGATTATCCGTCTTTCGCCCTGCCCTTGCAACATACTTGATTACATTGCCCAAGCAGAAGTTCAATCCCCACGCTTCGATTACGTTGATGGCTTCGTAGGTGCCGGAGTGGTAGTAAGTAGCAATATACCTTGCTTTATTTCTTATTTCACAATAAAAACAAGGAACACCTTTATTACCTATTCCTCCTGTTAATAATCCAGAATCTTGGCAATAATTACAAATATGCTCTCCCATAACTTACTTATTCGTTCTGAACTGATAATGATAAAGTTCCTTATCAATCTTGACCTCTGTCTGCAGAACCTTTGCATTGTGCATTGCAGTAGCATAAAGGTAATCTTCCCCTATCTTAATGTCCTGAAATGGGAACTTAACGGCTATATCCCTGCGAACAGGTACAATGTGGTTAGGATAGCGATAATAAGCCCCGTCTTTCGCTTCATAGCCGTATTCCTTACTGATATACCACTTCCGCTCATCCTTGCCGTTGGTGGTCATTATTCCGTTAAATACGATAACATCGGGATCCTGCTTTGCTGCTTCAAGTATGTCAGCGATGTAGGTGGATGCTATCATGTCATCGTCATCCACGAATACGATATACTTCCCTGTTGACTTGCCTATAAGGTAATTCCGTTTGCGGCCTGTACTCATGGCACCATTATCCGATTCGACAATGATTTCAACCTCATCAGTTAGCTGATTAGATAACCGTGCTTTTTGCTGCACTAATTCCTGCAATAGTCGGGTGAGATAACCCTCACGGCCTTGAATGGTGCAGATTAGAATTGATAGGGTCATAGTGCTTCGATTTCGGCTTTTACTTGTTGCCAATAATCTACTTCTTCTTCTAAAAGCCAATAGGTCTTATCTTTATTGGTGTAAGTTTTTATAATCTCATCTACTGCAATTAAGGCGTACTTCTTTGCAATAGCAACCATATTGTCGCACCTATCAACACATTGCATACATCCTTCACAATCTGATGGCATTCTTATTTCAGAAAAGTAATTATCAAATAATTCTTGCGCTTTCTCTTTCGGTGTCATACGGTTTCATTTGGGAATCCGGCGGCTGACCGCTTGATATATGTTTGTTCATCTATGTGGTAATAACCCTGCGTGTGCCTTAACTGCGCATCAATAGGCTCACCGGTCCATGCCGGGTGGTAATGGTCGAAGATACGCTCGGGAACATATTTCCACTTCCCCAACTTCTTCGCCACATCCATAGCTTCGTTATCGCACCATAAAGAAAAGTATTGTGGGTGGTAGATGTAGTTGAACCGCTCATAGTAAGTCCTACCCATTATGCTCATGGTAGGTAGCAAATGATTAACCCTGCCATCCGGAAAGTGGATGAATTGGTCAAGATTGTCAGCGAAGGCATTGATTATTTTAATGTCATAACCTGGTACAAGGAATCTCATGTCATCGCTCATATTCACCACTATATCGCCCTTCCATCCTTCCATACCACGATTGATAGCGTGGACCTTACTATTGCTTTTACCGTGTGTAAAGTAGATATTCGGATCCCTTTGCAGTTCGAGATAATGGGTACTATTCAGCGTTACATCATCATCGTCATCAACCGTTATACCGATAGTGTAATCTGCTTTGTGTGAGTATGCTTTTATTGTGGCAATGGCAGCAGTCATTTTTGTTGGCCTACTGCGAGTGGCAAAGTTGTAGTGTATTTTCATGTTTTCGGCTCTGGTCATACAAAGATAACAAAATTCTTTGCTGAAATCAATCTGCAAGCGACATTTATGTTTTCCACACCCTGAACAAAGTTTCTCAATCGGCAATGGGAGCTGAATTTGGGTCGGGAATAATTTGTATAATGGTTTGGACCGGTTGCTGAATGTCCGCCTCTACTTTTGTCGGGATGAGTTTCGATGCTAGGCGATAGAACTCTGTTGGGTTTGTCTTTGCCCATGCAGTCAGGTTATGCTGATCATCTTCCTGCAATAAATCGAAAGCGGTAGCGAAATGCTCCCGTATTGTTTTGGTAACCTTGTTGGGGGTTCCTTTGGGTCTACCATTGGGGTTGTTAGTATGTCCTTTCTTTGGCACGTTGTACTTACTTGTTGTTTACAAAGTTACCCATAAGCATCCGAAAGTACCAAATTTGCACAAAGTTGCACCATATTTGCAGTCAAAACCTTCATAACTCATTGAGTATCAGTCAAAGTTGCAAATTTGCAGTATTTTTGCACCCCACGTATATC